GTTTATTTTCTATCTTATGTTTAAAAACTTAAAGATGGATTGCCTTCAAGATACGATTTCTGCGGTGGCGGAGATACGCGCGCTAACGGAACAGCAAGCGTTGGAAGAACTTCGCGCGTTTAAAAGTGGTGTTCTTGGGGGTTGGGGAGCGTTCAGCCCGTCTCAGGTTTGGGCAGGTGCTGGTACGGTTACCCGAGTAGTGGGTGGAGTCTCACTAGCCGTTGTGGGCGTGCTTGCTTGCAAGTATGTCTACAAAAAGTGCAAAATGGTTGCTATTAAAAGAAGTTGGAAAGCAGCCGAGTCTTTGATTGAAAGAGAGACTACTTCCAGTGAAAACGCTCAGATGGAGTGTTTGGTCTCGGGAAGTGATTTCGGTCCTTCAATAATACCAAAATCCCAATTAGGAGTTGGCTTTGTCACATCAGATGGAGAGTTGACGGTGATAGGTGGGGCTTTTAGGTTTGACCCTTTAGAGGGGAAGGCCTTCTTGGTCTTGCCGGCTCATGTTCATGCTCTCATGCTGAACCTAAGAGGAAGGGATGCTGACTTAAAAATTGTCAATCCCATAACAAAGACGACGGTCGCGTATCCTGCTGTTGAGCACATTGCGCTTTGTACGGATATGGTGGCTCTGCCTGTGTCAGTGAACGACCTCGCCAGAATAGGAGCCAAAAAAGCTCCGATCTCACCAACGTTTCCTTCACGGGGAGCAATGGTGCAGATAACAAATAATCTGGCTGAGGGAACCTCTTCGCTCATGAGGCATTCTGGGACCGAATTTGGTCACATGCTTTATCAGGGCTCTACGAGGAAAGGATTTAGTGGGTGCGGTTATTTTTATGGCACTCAGCTTGTGGCGTTGCACAGTTGTGCGCACCGCAAGACAAATATAGGCATGAATGCCGGATTGATCCTTGCCCTTTTGAAGCGTGAAATTGCGGTCCGGGATGAAGATTCTGAGGAGTGGTTGAAAAAGTTGTATAAAGATAGGACAAAGGTGAAATTCCTTAACTATTATGATAACGACTACGTCCAAGTTTTTGACGGGACGCAATATCACGTGATGGAGAGAAAACACGTGAATAAAGTCTATGGAAGTGATTTCATGGACAATCGTAATCAAGACGACTTTTTCGACTATGCTACCATCAAGACCATGCGAGAAGACTCATCCGAAGAGGAAGAACGTCGAGAAATCCGCGTTCGAAGAAAAGAAAGGAAAAGTCGAGGAAAGTACGTCCCTAGGAAGAACTGGGGTGATACTTCGACTGAGCGTTCAGAAGATGAAAGAGACTTCGAGAACGCTTCGGTTAGTAGTTCCCAGCTACCAAGATTGGGAACCTCGGCTTTCCTTCGTAAAGAGAGAGAAATGCAACAAGAAATAACGAAGTTGCAAGATAAATTGTCATCAAAGGAGCGGCTTGAGGAAGAAAAGAAAAAGGCTCCTAAAGTCAAGATTGGCAAGGGCATTCCTTCGGGGGAAGGGAAGCGCCCTGGGGATGGGTCTTCAGGGAAGGCTGCCTCAGGGGAGGGTGTCCTAGACCAAAGCATTCGGAAAGCGTTAGCGTCTGGAGAGCTTACGAGAACGCATCTGCGGAATATGTGTCGGAAAAAGCCAGAGAAGAAGGAGACTCGGTCCAGGGACAGGAGCCGGAGGGCTCGGTCAAGGGACCGGAGTTAGATCTCCTCTCTAAATTCGTCTATCCACCACAAGGAACTGACGCTGTTTTAGATAGTATGGAGGCCCAGGCCCCATTCTATCAAAAAGCAGTGGAGCAGGACGAACTGACGCGGAACGCCCCCGAATGGAACTTGGCTGATGCAATTTTGGAAACTGCGACTGATATTGGGGCATTAAAATTGCCTGATGATTTCTTCACTTTTGAACATTTCGAGAGAGTTGTTGTGAGGATGGACTATTCATCTAGTCCGGGATATCCCTACTGTAATGAGGCCCCTACCATAGGAGAATGGTTACGGGTGAATTCAGAGAAGGAGTTTCCCATCCAAATGCAGCGTCTATGGAGCGACATTCAATCCTTGTTAGCAGGGAAGATTGAAGTTCTTTGGAAGCTATTCATAAAGGATGAACCTCACAAGGCTTCTAAAGCCGACTCTCGGAAATGGAGAATCATTTGGTGTGCCCCTCTCTACTTTACGGTCCTAAATGCTATGCTCTTCCAAGATTTTGGAGATGCTGTTGCTGATAACTGGTACACAAACCCCATGTTTCATGGGATGAAGTGGACTGATGGTGAATGGCGACACATTTTGAATCTTTGGGAATCGAGAGACTTACATGTTGGGACGGACTTCGAAGGATGGGACTGGTCGTTTAAGGGCTCATATTTTCCAGCGGTCTTGAAATTGGTTGCGGCCAAGCTGGGAATTGAGTACGTTTGGCACGACTACGAGGAGGGTAGCTTTGACTATGCACCAGCTGAGAAGTGGCTGAAGCTGGCCCGTTTTGCTTTGCAACACACAATGAAGAAATTAGTGCTTCTTCCTGATGGCAGGGTTTTGGTACAGCTTTATGCTGCCATAATGCCATCAGGGGCTTTCATTACTATTATATGGAATGGAGCTGGTAACACTCGTTGCCATATCTTTGGTAGGATTATTTTATATTTGCCTGTTACGATACCCATAACATGTGGGGACGATAAAATGCAGGACAAGTTATATCCGAAAGAAAAAGAATGGTATGAGAAGTTTGGCCATCGTATAAAGTATGAGACTCGGGATGAATTTATGGGACATAAGCTAACATCAGCTGGTCCTATTCCATGTCATTTTGAGAAGCACTTGTTTTCTTATTTGCATCAAGATCCAATGCTCCTGGAAGAGACTATTGATTCTTATTTGAGGGAATATACATACTCTCCGATTGAGTTTAGATTTTGGTACAATGTTGCGAGGGAACTCGGGTTCTCTGTTCATTCGCGTTCTACTTATGAGATGTGGTATGAGTTTACCAGTCTTTTAAATATGCGAGTCT